AGCCTGTGTTGCAGATTCTGGTGTTGGGTAAAAATCGTCTTTTTCTCTGTCGCCTCTTTCATTATGACCTACATAAGCTAACGCACTACTTTTTTTCATATTTATCCTTTCTTGCTTGTTCTAATTCATTAGTTCTTTTTTCATATTGTTCAATAGTTTCGCCAGAAAAATATCTAAACCAACATGAAGCACAGTAGTCTTTGCTTTTCTCAACTACATCAGCTTTGTTTTTACATTTAATACAGGTTCTTATATCACCATACATATTCATTAATCATTTTCTGCTATTATTATAGCTTTTCCAAGTTCTCTTGCGATTTGGGGTACAATTGAGTTTCCAAGACTTTTGACTCTGTTGGCTCTATTTTTGTCCAATTCATAGGATACCCCATTAGGAACTCCACAAAGTTCGGATTGAGTTTGCCACCAGGTTTGTTGTCTTTCAAAACTTTCCTTGCCATCGTTGGTTGAGCTTTGTTCCCCAGTTTCCAGGTGTTGTTGAAATTTATGTCCTTGTGATCTCTTGCCATCGGAGTCGGATACATATTTTCTATCTTGTTCACTACATCGTTCAGTTTTGCTCCGAATTTTGTTCCAGTTCCAACTCTGGTCACACTCCACCCTTTTGAATTCTGTTGAACTGTCTCTGGTGGTGCTACTACATCCATCTGACAACTTGCCGAAGGTGTTGGATACATTGCATCCGATAATCCAGACTCTTTTTCTTTGATGCCAAGCACCGATGCCTGAAGCTGGTATAATAAGACATTGGACTTCGAAACCTTCTTTTTCCAAGTCAGTTTGCACCTGTCTGAGTACCATGCCTTCTTGGATGTTAATAAGACCTTCAACATTTTCGCCAATGAACCACTTTGGTTTACATTCTCTGACGACTCTAATAGTTTCATCCCAGAGGTATCTATCGTCATCTGTTCCTTTTCTTTTTCCTGCGACTGAGAATGGTTGACATGGGAATCCCCCAGTAACGACATCTGCTTTGTATTTATCTCCTTTGACATTTCTTACATCTCCTTCAATTGGTATGTTTTTAAAATTCTTTTGCAAGACCTTTTGACAAAATTCGTCTTTTTCACAAAAAGCAATTGTTTCAAAGTGTCCAGTAGATTCTAGTCCTAATGAAAACCCACCGATACCACTAAATAGGTCTAAGACCTTCAATTTAGTTTGTTGCATAATAAAAAATCCATAGAGCTATCTCTATTGCGATAATTGTTTCAAGCATTGTATTTGTTCCTTTGGTTTTAGGTTTTTAATTCTATTCCAAGTAACACCATTGATAGACCTAGATCCCTCAATGATGTTCTTGAAAGTTTGTATAGCCAATTTTTCTTTGTCTATATTAGTTGAGAGTTTTATTTTTTCTTTCACTTATATTCTTTTTTAATTGATCTAATTTATTGCTCCAAAGACTTTTCCAACCTTTGGGACAGTTCCATTTCATATATTCTAAGTTTCTTATTCTCCTTTTATCCCTTAAATCTATATTAAAATCATAGACTAAAGGCAAACCATATTTATTTCTCATTTCTCCCTCTCTAATAATTTAACTATCTTATTAAAGTATTTTTTAGGCAAAGGCAAAATTACTTCCTTTTTCCTAATTTCTGCGTCTTCCATATCCATGAATGAATAGAACTTCTTTCCTGGATTTCTTTGTTCTAGGTCTTTTGTTACTGAATAAACTTTATTTTTCATATTACCCTCTATTTTAAGTTGTTTTTAATTAAACAAGTATTATAAGCTCTTGAACCAACCGCAGCTAAATAGCTTTTAGCCTTGTCTTCATTCTGTTTTAACTTCTCTGATTGCTCTGGAGTTGGATTTGTAACAAACTCAACCTTAACACCTTTCCAAGCATGATTTTTGGCTTTTAAAAAACAAATAGCCTTTTGAGATAACTTTGGAAGTTGTTGAACATCTACAGCTCTAGTAAATTCAACTATATCTTTATCACTTGAATAACCGCTTAGACCAGTCCAAGAAATAAAGTTTTTACCATCTTTAATATCTGAGGTTAAAACTCCAACTTCAGAATATGTTGAAGTCTTAGCCTTGCACCACTCACCAGTTTTAGGATTTTTAGTAGATGAAACTAATCTAGTTCCTTTCTTGTTAGTTTCTAGCCAAAATCTTTTGCTAGTCTTTTTAAAACCCCATGGGTAGTTATCAACTTCAACTGAATTTTCAAAGCTGTCTTTGTTGTATATATAAGTAATCATGTTTCTTTCCTTTCTTGATTCGTTAAACATACTAAACTTATACAAGTTTTGTACTATATTGTCAAACTATATAAGCTAAGATTGTAAAAATATTTATGTTCGCTGAATGTTCTGATTGATTACCCAAAATTTGACATATAGAAGGTCTAGCAAGGAAGGTTTAAAAATGGATAAAATTAAGCAAGGATTTGCACAAATCCCAAATCAATTAATATATGATGAGAATATAGGAAATGAAGCTAAAATATTATTTTGCTATATTAAGTCATTATCTGATAATTATAGGAACTTAAGAAATTCTAATTTGTGTCGAAAATTAGGCGTTTCTGTTAATACTTTACAAAAGGCAAAAAAAGAGCTTGTTGATAATGGTTACTTAGTTATTCACAGGTTATCAAGTGCCAACAAATATACCTTAAGACTACCCAAAAAAAGGGTAATCAGGGTGTCAAAATTTAAGCAATCAGACTACCCAAAAATTGGGCAGTATTATAAGAGTAATAACAATAATAATAATAACAATATTAATAAAGGTTTTAAAGGATTTAAAAAGATAAAAGATGAGTGATAAATATTATTATAATGGTGAACCTTTGCAGCTAAGTTATAAGAATGATTACAGCATGGGGGACAAGGTTGAAATAGTTAGACAAATAGAAAACGACTTTAAAAGTGGGATGCTGTCCTGGAGTCAGATGTTCTGGATTATTGAGAATAAAGCCTTTGGAGCTTGGACTTGCCAAAATATCATAGATAAATTGATGTTCTCCGGTAAATTAAAGGTAAACCCACTCACACTTGATAAGCGAACATTTAACACAATTAGAAAACCTTTTGATTTGTAAAACACAAGATATTGTGGTAATAGATTGATTGGCTACTAGCTCCCTCTTAGTTGTTTTTAGCCTAATTAAGTTAATTAACTAGTGAGTCTTTCAGATACCTTTCTTTCTTTCCTTTCTAACTGGAGGACTCACACTAATTTAGAACTATTATAAAGTGCCAAGAAAAAAGAAATTAACCGAAAAATTAGCAGATCAAATATTTGAGTTGATTAGTGATGGCAAAACTATCAGAGAAACTTTTGAAATTATAACCAATTATACTTGGCAATCATTTAGAAAAGAACTTATTAATAACGATGATTTAATGAGTAGATATATTAAATCAAAAGAGTTAGCAATTGATTTAAAACTTTCAGAACTTGAAGACAAACGAAAAGATTTAGAAGCTAAAATTGAAAATGGTATTGTAGATCCTAAATCTGCTCAGAACTTAGTTAATCTTTATAAAATTATAACAGCTCATAATCAATGGAGTGCAAGTAAATTATCTGCTAAAAGATATGGTAAACAGGCAGAAACTTTAACTTTAAAGGGTGATAAGGAACAACCTTTGTCGATTTCTTGGAGTAAATAATATTGTTTATGATTAAGAAAGTATTTAAAAACATTGGTTTTATTGAATGTTTGGTAAAACTTGCACACATAAAAAACATATTATACATACAAGATGTTGCAAAAATATCACAAAATGAAAACAAATAGCGAACTTTCTGATAACCTTTAAGTTATCGGAAAATTACTAATGATAACTCATAACTTATTGATATAAAATTTATGGTTGTAACTAGTTGGTTATTGGATCTGAATTACTAAATATGGGGGGTTTTTAATTGGTGGCTACCTGATTTTGTGTTACCGGTTAAATTAAAATTAATGTATGCTACAAACACATGGACGATAGATTTCTAAAAACAATAATCTTCATTATGAAAGATAAAACGACAAAAAAACCAATTGTCA